CTTCCGATCTGATCCATCTGATTTTACGAAGTATGCTTCGAATTTGGTGCCTGGAAATTCAGTTTGAAGTTTCAGAAACACCTTGAGGTTTGCCATGGCATCATCGAACAACCGCACCTTGGCATAGTTTGCTGCCTTCAGATAATTTCTGATGATGATATATTTTCTATCTGCACCCACGTGGATGTCGTCAATGTTTCCGGCACGTTCAACTCTGACCTTATCAATGTCAAAACCATGCTTGCGGAATGTTGCCAGGAACTTATCCTTGTTATCGAAGTTGGCACGGGCAGTGACTATGATTACTTTATTTAGGGTATTCTTCAGGGAGTTGGATAATATTGCCTTTGCCTTCTCCATCATTCTAGTGACTGGTTTAGACTCGCGATAGAACTTATCTGCGTCTCTGAATTCTGTGAAGTCAAATGTCTCACCCTTCTCAAGAGTATAGGTGTTGTATTCTTGGTTGGTGATTTTCTTGATAGTCTCGCCATCCTTGATAACTGCTATCTGGGCAGTGGTGTGGAATAGGGTATCATCGATATCGAATACCGTGAGACTGCCCTGTTCGTTTGCTTCCAGTAGATACTCTGAGAACTTCTTCATTATGCTTACATTATACCCTATTATTAAATTAAAGTCAAGGACTATTTTAGATTTCTTTTGCCTTGGATCCTATCAGTTTTTTAGGCATAATCAGGACTCGGACTCCCTTGTATGTTTTCCCACCAACATCATAATTTCTTCCAGATGTATACCTTGCCGCAATAATGGTAGTATAATCACCTTTCTTAAATTCCGATACACTGGGACTCATACTAGTATGAGAACTAAACGACATGATATACTTTGTTCCTGATTTAGTTAGCGTCACATCTCCTTGTCCGATCAAGTGAATGTTATCGGTGCTAAATTTAGAAGCGCCAAATAAAGGACCATATATCGCCTTTCCAATTAGTTTGTTGTCATCAATTGTTCTATAAAATCTTTCTTTACCATTCACTACTAGATTGTGAACCTTAGACAACGACCTTAGAAATTCAATTACATTCATATCAGATGATATCGATCCAGTTTTTGTTCCATCAGCCTTATTTGTTATTCCACTATATTGCTGAAACCCACTTGCATCAGTGCCCATCTTATGAGAGATGAAGCAAACATCTTCAAACTTTTTTGTTTTCTCATTATAAGATACCAAAGCGATATCTGCCTTTGGCGTTCCTGCCACCTTATTTGCACCATAGATGCAATTGAATGTATGTTTGCCTATAGATACTGTTATTGGCTTTCCAACTTGAAGTATGAAACTATTGATCTGCTTCAAGACTTCAAGCTCACCCCTTTCTGAAGAGGTGGGGACATACAAGGCATAACTACTGTCTAGTTTGTGATGTTTATGCAGAAGACCGTGTACAAGAACAGATCCAGCCATGCCTATACCCCAGAAAAGTCAATCTCATTATTCAACGTGATTTGTGGTTCAAAATCAAAGAACTCAATTATTTGTTTTAATCCACCCTTTAAATATTCATACACTTGTTGAAAAAGATCCACTAAAAAGTTTTTAAATCTTTGGATGATACCTGTAATGATATTTTCTGTTAGTAATGTGCCATCATAATGCTCAAATTCTTCTTCTAACTTTTTTATACCAATGCCAATGACTGACCAATATTTGTATTCGCCAGTTTTAACATTTTTTGATTTTACAGATTTCGATTTGAATCTGACTTGGACCTTTGCTTTTTGAGCAACTTTATTTAAAAATGCTTTGTTTGCTGATTTGTATAAATGCGATACATCACCATTTGGATCACTTGATAGAACATATTCAGCATATCCCGATGACTTTAGACCAAATTTAATTTCACCAGTCATTGCTTCTCTAACAAAAGATAAACGAAAATCTTCATTATCAAAAGATTTTTGCATTAACACTTGAACATCATGGTTTACTTTATTTGCTTGAATAAGAAATGCATCTTTACCTTTTTTCAACTCATTTCTCACATTATCTTTAGCGATTGCGCCTTTAGTAAGTGCACTTAGTTTTGCCCAAATCTCTTGAAACAAATCTGCATTAACATCAATTCCTGATTTATACATGGAATTGAGTGCCGCATAAAATGTTGCAGTTGATTCATTTGGACCACCAGACATAAGTTGTGCTGGACCCATTTTCACAGATATTCTATTTGTACCAATGAGAATATCTGTCTTTGGAGTTTTTGTTGCACCTGGAACAGATTTTGGCAACCAAAATTTTGCCCAATCTGAAGTAACATCAACTTCATTTGTTTGTACTTTTGACGCTGTTTTACCTGTAATATTTTGTGTCTTTAAATACTTAACAATTTTCTCGCCAGCATCTGGTGCAATAGTGGAAGTTTTTGGTCCAGGTTTTCCATTCCAAGCCGATACAATTACTTCTTCAAAAACTCCACCTTCGGTTATCCCTTCCACTATATATTCTTTAAATGTTTTCATTTCATTACTCCATAAATGCATCTAACATCATATTTATCCGCCGATGACTTCATTATATTTTCTCTCCCACCTGAATATTTCTCTGATCAATTGCGAAAAGGTATCACTGTTATTGGTATACATTTCCCTGTAGGTTGCAAGTATGGGTGAATGCAATTTCCTTTTCTTCAATATCTCTGCAATGCTCAGATCAGGATACTCTGTCTTCAACTCTGAATAGATACAGTGGGCATAGGCAAAGACCTCATCCACATCACTGTAATAGGTATATTCTTCATCTAGTTTCTTATCGCCAGTCTTGCGAAACACATAGTGATAATCATTATAGTCATGACGATGGTGGAACTGCTTTCTATGTACCATCTCATGCATGACCGCCAGGATAATATCATATCCCAACTTTGATTTCTTGGCATCAGTCATATTCACAAACTTGATGCCTTTCTTGCTTGACACGAAAATCAATATGCTGTTCACTTCATAATCGTACTGGGCAGATACCACTATGTCTTGATTCCTAAGTTTGCTATGATCTTCAAATTGAAACTTCACACGCCACTTGGAGAAGTATTTGTTCAGAGCAATGGTATCTGTTATATCTGTTCTCTGTAAAAATTTGGTTACATAACATGGTTTGAACGGGTAACCCTTCAAATCAACTATATCAAGGAAATTCACATCGTTATTGCTAAAATAGTTATGCATGTAGCACTCCTAAAACAATGATGATCTCATATATTTATAATAATGCATTGTTCTGCCTAAACATAGGGAATATCCACGTAAAAACAATACTTACGTGGATATTCAAGGAGATAGTGGGGTTATCGATTAAAACTTGAAATCATCAAATCCTTCAGTGGGTAGACGTTTTCCAAACTCACTGTTATCAAATGCTGGTTTATCTTTATCCTGTGTACCTTTATCTGAGATATTACTTTGCGCAGATGCTTCTACGTCAAATAACTTCATCTTTGCTCTATCAACTCCAATCACGAACCTCTTGTAATAATTTAGATCTGAATACCTATTCTTCAATTGCTTCACCATAATCTGCCCCAGTGCTTCCAGTTCCTCGGTGGAGATCAAGGCAAACATAAGATCTGCGGCCGCAGGTAACCCAAATGATTCACTAGTATCCTCTAATCCTAAATCAGTATTCGTAAATCCAGATCTGGTAGTTTGTGTGGCCGTTAGGATAGGAAGGTTATGTTCAACTGCAAGTCCACGCAACTCTTCTGCAATTGATTTGATATAGGTGTATGAATTTACACTGGCCCCAAGTTTCATTCGGGCAGATGCACATATGTTCAGGTAGTCAATCATTATAATGTCTGGAACAAAATCTCGTTTGATTCTCAATTCTTCGATCAGTGCACGGAAGTGTCCAGAGTGTGCAGATGCAGTTGGATATTCCTTGATGATTAGTTTACCCTGCGTTTTCTTGCTTAGTTTGTTTATCCGTGTATCAAATATTGCCTTGTCAATGGTTCGCAGATCATCAATGGTAACATTCAATAGGTTTGCATCGATCCGTTCGGCAATGCGCTCCTCTGCCATTTCCATTGTTATGTAAAGTACATTCTTACCTTGCATTAGAGTTGATGCTGCCACATGACACATAAACAAAGATTTCCCCACGGCCGTACCTGCAAGGATTACGTTGAGAGACTTGTTGCTAAAACCACCCTTGGTGATCTTGTTGAACATATCCAGATCCAAGGCAACCTTTTCTTCCACTCTATGGTAGAACTCGAACCTACTATCAGCATCCTCGATATAATCGTGACCAACATGACTATCAAAGCATATACCAAGTGCCTCAGATAACATTGCCGGAATTGCGTCTT